GTGCTCCATCGGGCTTCTTTTATGGTTAGGGACAGAATCCACGGCCTTGCGCTCGAGGAACCTGACGTGGGCCTCGAGAGAGGCGATCCTGTCGATGGCGGCGGTGGCCACGTCGGCCAGGTGCGGCCAGTTCAGGATAGGGCCGTGGGCTAAGACGGCGAGGCGGGCGAGGCGGAGTTTGATGTCAGTCATGCACCACCCCCTTTCGTGGCGGGCGTTAACATGACCGCAGCTTCATGTTCGCTTTTCGGCGTTTCGTTAACATGAGCGTGCTTGTCGATCAGGGCGAGGGCCGCGCTAATACCTGCGCGCATGGCGATCTTGTTCGCCTCGGGAACTTCCGACCAAAGCTTGCGGCTCTGCGGGTTTGTGACCCAACCCGCAGCATGGGCGGCAACTTCATAGGCATCGTGCGCTGCGATGCAGGCGGCTTCCAGAAGGGCGGCGTCTGGCTGCACGGCGTGAAGGGCGCGGCGGTTCCACTCATGGGGCGAAGCGCGGCGAACCGTCCAGCCGATGCAGAGCCCATGCGCGCAGGCAACTGTAAAGCCATCTACCTTGACGGCCTCGCCACCGCAGAACGGGCATGGCAGAAGGTCACTCATGGCGTCTCCCCCTTCAGCGCGGCGCGTGCGGCATACTTGATGGCATCATGTGACAGCGGATACCCGGCTTCATAATCATTCGCGATGGCCTCCAATTCTTTGCGCAGCCGGTCACGCTCTGCAGTCAGTGCATCGCAGCGGGCATCCGCTGACAGGAGAAGCTGCAGCAAGGTCTTGCTATTGTGCCGCGCCAATTCTTCCTCAGTCATTGCCATGCTCCCGGTCGCGTTTGTCGTGATCCTCGCCATGGTCCTCGTCGTGATCCTCGTCGTGATCGCCTTCGTCATCGCCTCGATCTTCGTCATCGTCTCGTCCATCGTCGTCATGATGCTTTTCCCGGTCATCGTCGTCGTCTCCGTGGTCAGGTTTGGGATCGGGCTTGGGTGGCTCTGGTTTCGGGTCAGGTTTCGGCGGCTCTGGCTTGGGGTCCGGCTTCGGCGGCTCTGGCGTGGGCTCAGGAGCGGGCGCAGGGCCGGGGTCCGGCTTCGGCGTCACATCGCCACGCGCCAGCAAGGGCAGCCCCCCACCGCCCTCCTGCGTGCATTCTGGGGGCAGCGGCAGGACAATGCACCGCTCAACGTGCGGCCCACACGCGGCCAGCGGCAGGAGCAGGAGAAGATATTTCATCACAGCGGCCCCAATCTGCAAAGCGCCTTGAACGACCGGCGGTATTGCTTAAGCAGCAGGTTGATCTGATCGACCTTCCACTGGTTGCCCGCCAAATGCTCTTCGGCGGCATAAATTTCCAGCGCGACAATAACGGTGTGCGTGTCCGCAGCATCAAGTTTGATAGCCATTATTGCACCAACCTCGCGAAAAGCGTTGCCAGCCCGACGCACGATACGGCGACGGCAACCATCGTGATGGCGATCACCATCGCCCCGGGCTTTGGCGTGAACCACATTTCGTCCGCCACCACCCGGCACAACGCTTTGTCGGCTTCGTCCGTGCTGTACGCCAACACCTCGAAGGCTGAGTCGATCGCGTCCAGATCATGGTATTGGTGGTTGCGCAGGACGTACCTGGCTGTCGAATATCCCTGATGCACCGCCGGCATCTGCATAACTTTCGCGCTCATTCCTCCACCTCCACGATGCTGTAAAACCAAATCTTCAGCGAGTTGTTATATTCCTTGACCAGCCGACCCTCGGCGCGCAGGTCGGTGAACGCGCGGTCAACGGTTTTCTCGCCGATCTTCAGAGACCGTGCGATGCCGCCGCGTGTGTCGCGCCCGTTGGCCAGGTGCGTCACAACCGCCGAGATGATTTCCAAGGATGCCTGGCGCGGGTAGCTTTCCCCGTCTGCCGGCGTCTTGCGCAGGAAGTTCGGGATGCCCGCCATCCACAGGATTCGCAAGCGGTCTTGGTCCCATTCGACAAACTTGTTGGGGAGATATTCGCTCACAGTCCCGCCCCCATCCCAATCATCAGCATCAGATAAAGCCCCCCGAACAGGCAAGCCACGCCGATCATGTCCCGGATCATTGTGCTTTCTCCGCGTTGTAAATGGCCTGACGGATCTTGCCCTGCGTCGCCACGTCCTCGGCCGACAGGCGCGAGCGGTTCTCGATCTCGTTGTTCATCATGCGCAAGGCGTCCGGCCCCATGGCTGCCAGCTTGGCCACCGATGCTTTCCACGCGATCATGGAACGCTCGACGTTGACCTTGTTGCGGGCTTCTTCCCAAGCCCACTTCAGCGCGCGGCGGATCACCTTGGAGCCCTGGCCGATGCGCTTGACGTGCGCCCAAGCCGTCATCATGACCCAAGCCCGGTTCGGGGTCAGGTCGCCGTTCTTGGTGGTGGTGTAGGGGGTCATGGTCTGGTTCCTCTCGTTTTTCTTATCCTCAACATACACCCAATCAAGAAACACGCAATAGAAAAGTTACGCTTGACGACGAAAAACTTACCCGTTAAATATGAATTATCAGAAATACAAAGGAGAAGCTGATGCAGGCTCAAAACCTGATCAAATCATGGGCGAAGGAGGGCGGCCGCAAGTTCGGCTGGCTGGCCGCACAGGTGCCTGTGACGCCAGGCACCATGTCCGGCTGGATAAGAGGGCACGCCATCCCGAACGCCATCTATCGCAATCGTCTGGCCGACATCACCGGGGCCGACGTGCGTGACGTCAGCATGTGGGAGCAGTCATGAAGCGTTCCGAAATCCTCGACACGGCCAAGCAATACGTCACGGTGGACAGGGCGGCGACCCACGGCGATGCGGAACGGAATTTTTCCATGGTGTCGCTGTATTGGAGCGCGCACCTCGATACCAATGTGACGGCCGTTGACGTGTCCATCATGATGACGCTGTTCAAGCTGGCCCGCGCCAAGGGCAACCCTTGGAACGCTGAGAACTTTATTGATGGCTGCGGATATCTGGCCTGCGGCGGCGAGATCGCCACGGAACAGCCCTAAACCTATCTTTTCAGCGCGTCCAACAGGCTCTTTTGCGTTGCGTTCTTGTTTTGCAAAACACCTAGGACGCGCTGATCAATCGTATTGTTTGATACGATATGCGCAATGCGGACCGGGCGTGTTTGGCCCTGCCGATGAAGGCGCGCGTTGAACTGCTGGTAATACTCAAGCGACCAGTTCAGCCCAAACCAAACGCACAACGCCCCGCCATTCTGCAGGTTTAGCCCATGCCCAGCGGACGCTGGGTGGGCCAACAGCATTGGAATTTCTCCGCGGTTCCAGGCGTCAATGGTTTCCTGCTTTTTGTCCAAGACCCGCGCCTGCGGAAACCGTTTTACCAAACGCTCAAGATCGCTTTTGTAGTTGTAGGCCACCAACATGGTTTCGCCGGGGTTGTCTTCAACGATCTCCGCCAACGCGTCCAGCTTGACCCCGTGCGCCTCTGCCCAAGATCCGGCGGCGTTTGTGTAAAGTGCGCCGTTTGCGTATTGCAAAAGTTTGTTTGCCAGCACAGCGGCCGTTGCTGCCTCAACTTCTTCCCCGTCGATTTCGGCCAGCATTGTTCGCTCGAAATCCAAGTAGTTGCTCATCACCTCCGGCGGCAAATCAACACCGATCGTCAAGTCGATGCGCGCAGGCATGTCGAGGTAATCGTCTGCGTTCATATGCACGATCTTGTCCGACAGAAGCCCGTGTATCTTGTCAGCCGACCCGGGTCTGAGGTCAAACTTGCGCCCGAAGTAGTCGGCTTCAAAAAACCTTTGCTTGTACCCCGTCAGGGTGCGGCCAAGCCTTTCCCCGTAGTCAATTAAATACATCTGCGCCCAAAGGTCCAAAAGACCGTTTGGCGAAGGCGTGCCGGTAAGGAGAACCATCGCGTCGATGTGCGGAAGCATCTTGCGAAGCGCCTTGAACCGTTTGCTTGATGCGTTTTTGAAGCTACTACTTTCGTCTATGACCACCATGTCAAACGACCATTTTGCGCCATAGTTTTCGACCAGCCAAGGCATGTTTTCGCGGTTGATGACATACACGTCAGCATCAAGCGCCAGGGCGCCCCTGCGGGCTTTGTCCGATCCGGTGCAGACCGATATCCGCAAATGCTTAAGATGCTCCCACAGCCCCCCCTCTTGCCTCCACACGCTGTTGGCAACGCGCAGCGGTGCGACAACCAAAACCTTGTTTGCCGTAAAGCCGTCCAACATGTCACTGATCACTGTCAGGGTCGAAGCCGTCTTGCCCAAACCCATATCAAGCGCAAGCATGCACCGGCGCTCCCGCAAGACAAACTCGATCGCCTTGCGCTGATACGCGTGCAGATCATCCCGAGAAAGCATTGGCAGCCTCCAGGGTGTCGATCACCACAACCCGGCAGCCCAACCCCCTGCGGGCATCGTGGTCGCGCGCCTGCAGCGGCGTTGGCTTTTTGCCAGAAGCTTTGACTTCGACAAAGACAATCGTTCCGCCCGGCAGCGTGACGATGCGGTCTGGAACCGAACGCCGGCCCGGGGAAACGAATTTCTCGCAGAGCCCGCCCAGAAACTTGACCCGCCTACAAAGTGCGCTCTCAATGTCTTTTTCAAGCATTGCTGACCCCGATCTGTTCAAAAACCATTTTAGCCATGCCCACGTATCGCTCAAAATCAACGTCGCTCGGGAACATCTCCGGCAGGTCAAGGCACGGCCTGGCCCCGTCAGACTGAGGGACTTTGTTCGTGTTCTTGGCGTAGTTGATCGTTTCATCGATGCCTACGTCGGTCGAATAGTAAAACCGAACGGCCTTGCCGATTTCCTCACCGCGCCAAACCGCGCCGCCAGTTACCTTGCGCAGCATCACGAACTTGTTCAGATCGCGGCAGGAGCGGATCACAGTGCGGTATTCGGCTTTTCCGGCAAGGTGGTCGGCCACCGCATCCGAAACAATCTCAAACACCGGGTTTTTCATCAGGCCAGCCTGCGCAAACGCGCCCTTGCGTTTGACTGACCCGTCCTTCTTCACGGCGAAGTAGTTGTTTACGTCCCTGCTGTGCAAAGCCGCATAGTCGCTGCGCTCCAACTCGTATGAGGTGTCGAGTTCCCAGTTGAAGGTTACGTCAGCCAGCGCGTTCTCCAGCGTCTTTGGGGCAAAGATGACGATGCCGTCTGTGTTGGCGCTCACCACTTTGGCGCCGATTGCCTCGACACGTTCAATCAGCATCAGCAGCGCAAGCTGCCCCGTGATAGTCGTCTGGATCAGGAGGTTCGGGGCGTAGAGGGCGGAGTATTTGCTGCCCAGCTTTCCGAAGCTGCCGTTGACCACGATCTTGAGCGTGTCGGCTATTACTTTGTCGCCAGACCGTTTCGCCGCGATCCGGCGTTCGACGATGCTCTTGTAGACCGCCGTGAAGTCGTCGCCCATGCTGTCAGGGGCAATGTCTTGCTGCAGGATGATCGACGGGTAGTACGACGCCACGTCAAAGTCCGCCAGTATATGCGTGTCGCCAGCGTAGACGCTTTGGCTTTTCTCGCAGGAGTGCAGACCCCCGATCCCCATCTGATACTCGTTGCCGCCAACTGCGATCCGCGTGTCT